GCGGGGTCGATCTGGACCGGGGCACGCCCACCTCTTGGTGTAAGGTGGTGTCCCTGATCCTCCTTGTGAGTTCGGCTGTAAAAGAGCCGGGGTGCGACTTGCGTCCCACGACCCGGTTCCTACGAAAAGAGTCCTGGGTAGTCCCGGTAGAGTGCTCTACGGGGATAACCCATTTCTCGCATACTTTTTGATTTGATCCATCCGTCCAGACCCCTACTCCTTTCGTTGAGTGGGGGTCCGAACCGGACATTTTTACGTGACAGGTCCTGATCCCAGGGAACACCGAGGCATTGCCTTATTTCCCCAGATCGGGTCCTATCCATCATTACCATTCGGGAGTCTAGGGAACCAGTGTCTAGGTGAAAGCAGACACTCTTTCCGAGGACCCTCGAGAATTCTTCTTCCCACCGTGTTATACTAAGGTCTTCTCCTTCGTATCCCACCGCGCTGAAGTAATCCATTACCGGTATCCTTCCGACTATCTTCCGCGTGCGGTTGATGGCCAGACGGACCATTTTCACATCATCGGTGACGATGAGGTGGACTTCCCGTTCATCCCACTGTATTTCCAGTAGGATGATGGGGTCGTCCTCTATAATCTCGTGTGGTGGAGGCTTGAATCTCTTCCCTTCCAGGATGAGTTCACGATTCACCAGAAACCATTTGTAAAGATTCATGGCATCGATCTCATATTGAGATCCAGGCCGTGGAATCTTGAAGAATTTATCATCGTGGGCCCACTCCCGGAAGGTTACTTCACGGGGGTCGCCCTGTTTCATATCGCCGAGGGCATCTATGCAATACAGGTCTTCTGGAACTGAATTGCGCAGGTCCCACGGTCTATCTTTAAAAGTCTTACTGAACTTCTCAACTATCTCCCTTGCGGAAGATTCTGAGAAGTCCACGTTTACCATTTTCGACCGGATCACCTCGAATAGGTCACGTCTAGTGTCCTGCTCAAGGCTTTCCAGTCTCTCTTGAAATAAGTAGTATGATATCAGTTTGGATTCCGGTATAAGGTATCCAGTCCGAATCAACTTAGTTAATACATTCCCGGGGAAAAGCTTCCACTTTTCCATGGGTACGTAGATATTTGTTTTTACGATATCGTCCTCCGGTATACCACGGTATTCGAGGAGGAGTTCCTTATCGAAGTGATTTTGACTCTTGAGCGCACCTTTGTAACGGTTAATTACGCAGGTGCCCTCATTATAGTCACGCATACATTGGAGGTAATATTCACGATGCCATTTGGGGCATCGTTTCATTATCTCCATCCAAGAATTCACGTCCCAGTTTGGTGGTGCCTTACCGACACCATTAACCTGACGTGGTAGAAACAGTGGCACAGGACTGTCAATCGTCGCGAGCGACAGATCCTGGAAGGCGGAGGCTATGGAGAACACTGTTCTCCCTGGCCCGTTCTTCAGCCGGTTTACATAATCCATTTCGTGACCGATCAGAGTGACTTTGCCCCTCGGATCCGTCGAGAAATCCTTGCGGTCCTTCTCCGTTGCTATCAGACACCGAAGCTTCGGTACGTCTAGGAACGGGAGGAGGTCAATATTTCCGGCCCTCATTGCCCATCGGACCGTATTCCACGGTCCGAGGGGGATAGAGAGCCATTCTTCACAGAAGGTACCCCATCTACGAGTCAATGCCTCGTCGAGGGGGGACCTCACATATCCTAACATCTCTGCACACCGAGCATGCTCAACCGCGTACTCGGGGAGCTGGACGAAGGCCATGGTGTCATCACCCTGGCCCTTTTCCTTCGCTAGCGACGCGGTCCTGTACCTCGCGTAGAGGTCGCAGACCGGGTGGGCCAGTGAGAGATTTGTCTTTGTGAGCGGGTCGCCCATAGGGATTCCTCTAACGAGGAGTCCCACGAACTCGCCATTTACATGTAAACGCTTTTCGCCGAGCCAGTACCTTCGCACTCTGTCCAGGTACTCCTCGGGGAAACGCAGCTTCTTAAGCAGTGTGCCGGTTAGGGCCCACCCTGATTCAGGGGTGGGACCATCGGTCGAATATTTCCAGTCGGTACTGTAGGCAAAGGGATCTCCACTGAAGATCCATTTGTCCTGGGGTTTCCCCCAGTACTCGACGTCTTCCATAAACTTCCAACCTAGTCGGGCGGCCTTTAGGCCATCCTTCAAGTTGGGGACACATTTTAGCGTTTCAATGGTGAGATGGCTCAGCGG